GTCTAACTCACTTGCTGCCTCGACCACTTCCGGCGGCGCGTTTCGGAAGCGCGCCACATCAAAGGACGCGGCGAGTTTCACGGGTTCGGCGATGCGGTCGATGAAGCCGAGAGCCAGCGCGTCCTTGGCATCGAGCCAGGTCTCTTCCGCCATCAGGGCGGCGATCTCGTCGTCAGGTTTGCCTGATTTTGCGGCATAGCCCTGGATCAGGCTGCCTTTGACCTTGTCGAGCGCCTCAGCCGTGGCGCGCATGTCCTCGGCCGTGCCCATGACCAGCCCCGAGGGATCGTGGATCATCAGGAAGGCGTTTTCCGGCATGACGATGGTGTCACCCGCCATGGCGATGTAGCTTGCCGCCGAGGCCGCGATGCCATCGATCCAGACGGTGATCTCGCCCGGGTGCCGCTTCAACGCGTTGTAAATGGCGACCGCGTCAAAGACCGAGCCGCCGGGGCTGTTGAGACGCAGATCAATCGCCGCATCATCGGGCAGCGCACCGAGTTCCGCGAGGAACCCCTTTGCTGTGACGCCATAGGCGCCGATTTCGTCATAGATCAGCACTTCCGTGCCCGAGGTGCGGGCACGGATCGTGTACCAGGATTTCATGGGGTTACTCCTGTTGTAGGTCGGTGCCCGAGTTATTGTCGGACGGTCCGTCACTCGAATTTGGATCGGGCAATTGGACGGGCGTTGCCCTTGCCCCCTGGGTTTCGCCGGGGCTGGCGCGATAGGTCAGGCCCAGATCGGCTGCCCGTTTCGCGTCGGATGCGTTTTCACGGTCAACCTCTTCGATGTCATAGCCGGTGGCCTCGACCACCTTGCGCCGGGAGGTCAGGCCCGCTTCCATAGCCAGCACCTGCGCCTGGATGTCTTTGAGCGGATCGACCCAATCCCACCGTGGCGGGATCCATTGCACCGGCCGGGCCGTGACAGGATCTGCAACCAAGGCGCCCGAGAGCACGGCCGTTTCCAGCCAGCGCTGCCAGATGGGGCGGCAAAGTTGGTGCGCCATGACCCCGTGCTGCAACCGCCCGATCCGCCGCCGGAACTCGACGAGCTCGGCCCGCAGGCTCGAATAGTTCGCCTGCCGAACATCGCCAGTGACAAGGTGATAGGGCAGCCCAAGGGAGGCCGAGACCGCGAGCAGCGTGCGGTATTGGAAGGCCTCGTATCCTCCGCCGACATCGGCGGGGCTTGAGAACTTCACATCCTCACCCGGCAGCAGCACCTGCATGGTGCCCGGCTCGAGACTTGCAATCGCTGCTCCATCGAGATCAGCTTCGCCTTCGCCCATCATCGGGTCTTCCGGGGCCGTCTTGGTGATGAAGCCCGCGAACATCGCCGCCGTCTTTTTGCGGTCGAGTTCGGCGTCGTCGTATTGGTCGAGCAGGAACAACCGCACCATCGCAGGCGCAACATGCGGCAGGCCTCTTATCTGGCCGGCATCGATGGGCCGGTAGATGTGCAAGACCTCTTCGGCCGGCACGCGGACCGTGTCCGGCAGCGCCACGCGCTGGTCCGTGCTGTCCCCCGGATGGCGGCGACGGAAGTGATAGGCCACCCGCCTTCCGATCAGGTCGAACTCGATCCCGCAGCGAATGCGATTGCCGTTCGGATCCGTTTCCGTCTTCTCGAAGGGCAGCATCTCAGATTGCAGAAGCTGCAATTGTAGCGGCACTAGCAGCCCATCCTCAGCGCGACGTGGGCGCAGGCGCACAAAGCATTCGCCTGCGACAAACATCTCGCGCGCGACCATGGCCTGCAGACCGTAGAAATCGGTCAGACCATCGGCATCCACTTCGTCTGTCCAGGCGAGCCAGAGTTTCTGGACCTGGTCCCGCAGATTAGCATCGCCAATGAGCGACGAGGGTTTGATGCCATCGCCGACAAGGTTCGCCGCAAAGGCCTCGCAGGCGTTCGCAGCATAGCCGTTCGTCACCACCAGTTCACGCGAGCGGGCCAGCAGTCGCGGCCCACCCGAGGCAACCAGCGCGTTGATGTTTTCCAAGGGCGGGTTCCAGCCCCGCAAGCGGCGCTTGGCCATCGCCCCCTCAAGCCGCGCGCGCATGGCTTCAGGGCCGCCCGGCTTGGAGCGGCGGAACAGGTCAAACATCCCCATGTCCGTCAGAGCCCCTTGGCGGTCGCAACGCGGACCTGCCGCACTATCCGCCGTCCCTCTGCCGCGGCGATTTCGCGGTCGAGCGCCTCGATTGCCCGGTCGATCTCCGCGATGGAGCGATAGTCCACCGTCTTGCCGTCATAGCTGACGCGGGCCACGCCGGAGGCCCGTTGTGAAGTCAGGCTCTCCCGGCGGAGTTTCAGTGTCGTCAAATCCGCCATGTCTTCTGTCATCCCATATATGTTGACCGCGCGACGCGGCGGACCTGTGCTTTGCGGATCGGTTGCAACGCTACTCCGGTCACGGCGCCACCAGCATCAGCGACCGCGAACTGCGCCGCCAATTCTTCCCATCGTGCATTTGACCATCGGTCCGCGCCGAGGATCCAAGCGGCAGCGCGAGCATAAACCCGGCAGTCCAGCGCCTCATTCCGTTCCCGCAGTTTTTGCCATTCTAGCTTGGCGAAGCCGCGTTTCGTGCGGACCGTCACCAGCTGTTCAGCCACGACCTGTTTCAGCCATTCGCTTTCCACCCATTTCGGTAGGTGGATCGTTCCCGGCGGAAACACCGCCCCCTCGGCGCGTTCCTCGTCCGTCGGCCGATCCAGCCGCAGGAAGCGGTAAGTTTCAGCCTTGAAAGTCGAGACCGCCACTGTCCAGAGCCGGGCCCCACGCCGGAGCCGTTTGCCACCCTCGGTCGCATCGACGAAGGTCGGACCCGAGACCGGGCTCGAGCGGTTGAACCCTTCGACCCCTTTAATCGGGGCCACCTGCGCAAAGCCCGCTTTGCGCGACCAGGCATAGACCGCCGGGGCCTCATAGCCCGTGTCGATGGCCAGCCGGGCGATCTTGCAATGCAGCCCACATTCGTGCGGCCAACTGCGATCCAGAAGCGCGGTCAGGTCTGACCACGCATCGGGCCGATCCGGGCCGCCCTCGATAACAACGTGATCGACGAGCCAGGACTCAAAACCTCGCCCCCAGGCCCAGATATCGACCTCGATCCGGTCCTTCTGCACATCGGCCCCGGCCGTCAGAAAGAGCCCGCCCGTCGGAACCGTTCCGGGTTTCCATGTCTCGCGGCGGTCATAGAGCCGCTGCCAGTCGGGCGCTTCGCCCGTTTCGATCCAGGTCTCGCCCAAGGTCGTGTTGTGGAACGCCTTGATTGCCTCGTCCGAGCCCTGTGCAGCCTCCCAGGCCCGGGCGATTTGCATCCAGCTCATCCAACCGATGGGGGAATAGAGCGCTGAGAGATGATACCCGACCGTCTTGGGGTCGGCGGATGTGCTCGTCGCACGCCATTCGCCGGCTTCCAGCATCGCCGTCTTGTGGTGCTCTGCGATGGCCTCATCGCAGGCCTCGCAGTGGTATTCGGCCGTCGCGGGATCGGGCCGGTTTGACCTTCTCTCGGAGCTCGGGACTTTCCTCGATCAGCGGATCGACCCGCTGGCGCGAGTTTCGCTTGGCGAGTTCCACCGTCGGCTGGACCGCCAACATTGGCCCTGGTGCCTGATGGATCGCAAAGCCGATCCAGTTATTGCCTGCTTCGGTCGCTCCGACCTGTGCGGCCTTCATGAACACGACGCGTTGCGTGGGGTCACCCGGCGACAGCCGGTCCATGATCTCGCGCATGTAGGGTGTCCGCATGGTGCGGTATCGCCCGGGTTCTGCGGCCGACCGCCCCGACAGCATCCGGTGCCGGTCTGCCCATTCAGAGACGGTGAGATCGGAATCTGGCGTAAGTCCAGCACCCCAGGCGCGCAGGATCTCGGCCGCGCCGTCGAAACCGCCGAGTTGTTCGCCTACCGCTTCGCTACTTGAGGCGTGCGCATCACCGAAGGTCGGGTTTGACCTCGGCGAGATTGTCGAGCTGGGCACGGACATGTTTTTCCAAAACCTTCTGCATGGCCGCTGGCTCTACACCGAGGTCGGCGGCCATGAGGGCGGCAGCACGAGCCGGCCAGTTGACCCAGACATCGCGTTCCTGTCGGGCGAGCCGAAACACCAGCGACAATGCGCGCGCCCGGTCGATCAGCTCGCCCTTGAGTTTTTGCAGCCGGATCCGCCGCTCTTGTGCTTTCAGCACCTCGTTCGCGGTCTTCGCCTGCAGAAATGTCGTCCCACCACCCACCTGCGGTGCGCTCAGCCCCTGTTCGCGGAGCGTCTCGCCAACGGCGGAGACCGCCGCCTCGGAAACGGGCTTCAGGTTCGGCTGCGGGGTTTTGCGCGTTTTTGACGGGTCCGTCGCCTAAGTGCGCAGGGCGTCGCTGGCAACCGCATCGATGCTGCCATCGTCATGCAGGACCAGCCGCCCGGATGCCTTGGCTTTCTGGACCGCGCCACGCGAAAGACCGACACGGGTCGCGTATTGGCGCTCGCTCATGCCCTCCATACAGCACTCCGATTATCATTCGAAATCATGCTCTTATATCGTTGATAAGCCTCCGCATCAGAGCGAACCTGGGTTCAGAAACCGATGAAACATCGGCCTGAGGAGCCACCGCCATGACCCGCCTGAACCGAACCCGAGAACCGCGCCAGAGCCAGACTGCAGCCTTGGCCGCGTTCATCGGGAAAAAGGCAGAGATCGACACCATGCTCGCGCGTCTACAGGCGCTGAGCGATGAGCATTTCAACACCCACCCCGACGAGGTCCATTGGGGACACGTCGGCAACCTCGACTATTACGCCGAACTCCTGAAGCGCATCACCGACAGCGCCTTCAAGGAAGGCGAACACGCGGAGTGACCCCCATGGAAACCACCAGCATTCGGCTCCCCATTCGGAAACTGCCTGAGCATTTTGATCGCAGCCGCATCACCGTCGTCCTTGAAGAGATCGAGATGGCCCTGATGGACGATGGCGGCGTCTACGGTAAAACTTACGCCGACAGCTTCACCATCACGGTCGAGGTTCCGACCCATCAGTTGATGGACACGGCAAGCTGCCTGAAAGACCTCGGCCTGATCTAACCCTCGGGTCTTGCCACCCGAATGGCCTCGAAGAGCCGCCGCAGCAGGAACGAGCGGATTATGCTGACGCCGGTGAAAAGCAAGCCCATTTGCAGATTTTGCGCGAGCGTCGTGTGCAAGCCGAAGATCGGGAAGATCAGGATTTGCGTCACAACCGCGACGCCGTACCCGACGATCACGTTGGTGATCGCTTCAATCGGTGACATGAGGCGGGACTGCTTCATTTGCCCTCGCGTTCCGACTTCAGCGTGGCGAAGGTCGTGCCGCACCCCTCAAGTACGGCCTCCTTGCCCGTGAACTGCTGCCAGCGCCGGATAATCACGTCGACATATCGGGGATCGAGTTCCAAGAGCGCCGCCCGACGCCCCGTGGTCTCGGCCGCGATCAGCGTTGTGCCGCTGCCGCCGAATGGGTCAAACACCAGATCGCCCCTCCGACTGGAATTGCGGATCGCCCGCTCCACCAGCGCCACGGGTTTCATGGTCGGATGCAGGTCATTCTTATGGGGGCGTGCGATCTGCCAGACATCACCCTGATCACGGTCACCGCACCAATGACGCTTCGCGCTCTCTGGCCAGCCATAGAGGATCGGCTCGTATTGCCGCTGGTAATCAGCCCGCCCGAGCGTGAACCGGTCCTTGGCCCAGATCACGAAGGTCGACCAGTGTCCGCCCGCCGCCTTGAACGCTGCCTGCAAGGTATGCAACTCGCTTGAGGACATGCAGATATAGACCGCGCCTTGCGTGTGCAGGTTGATCAGCACGCAGGCGTCTTGGAGAAACTGACCGAACGCATCACCAAGAGCGTCGTTCTTGATCCTCCGGCCCTTGCCAGCTTTTTCCGCACCAGCACCGCCGGCATAATCGACATTATAGGGCGGATCGCAAAAACACAGATCAGCCTGCGTGCCGTCCAAAAGCCGATCTACATCGGTGGAAACGGTCGCATCGCCGCAGAGAAGCCGGTGATTGCCAAGGAGCCAGAGATCGCCGGGGCGGCTGATCGGCTCTTCCTGCGGTTCGGGAACCACATCCTCGGCCTCACGGGTGTCATCAGTCTCCCCGCCTTCGCCCGCAAGCAGGGCATCGAGTTCGCTGTCGTCAAACCCGATCAGTGACACGTCGTAATCTTCGGCCAGCAACTCCTGCAATTCGGCCGAGAGCAAAGCCTCGTCCCAGCTTCCAAGCTCTGTGAGTTTGTTATCTGCCAAACGATAGGCCCGGCGCTGCGCTTCAGTCAGATGCCCGAGCACGATCACCGGTGCTTCGGTCAGCCCCAGCTGCGTGGCGGCCAGCACCCGGCCGTGGCCTGCGATCAGCTCACCGTCTTCGCCGACGAGGCAGGGCACGGTCCAGCCGAACTCGGCCATGCTGGCGGCGATCTTCGCCACCTGGTCTGCGCCATGCACCTTCGCGTTTTTCGCATAAGGCTGCAGGCGGGCAATCAGCCAGGTTTCGATCCGGTCCGGTGAAAAGCTCAACGTCATGGGCGCAGGCTGCCTCGCATGGGGTGGATACCCTGGACACCGGACACCAGCAGCCACCTGGATTCCGCGAGGGATCCAGAGGTCACCGGGGTATCCGGCTTCAAGGGTTTGTTTTTTTTGGTTTTTCGAGGGTCGTGGGTGGATGCCTGCCGAGGTGGCTTCCCAAAAAATCGGACCTGACGCTAGCGATATGCCGCGCCTCGCCCCCCCGAATACGGTCACGAACAGGAGGGACCCTTTCAATTTCAATGGGTTACGTGGTGCAACATTTTAAATGGAGACAGTTTTTCGGAAAGCCGGTCACCAGTTACACTCCCTAAAACCCGTTCAAACCGACATGGCTCTCTCAGCCACACGACGGTCATCTTATCGGTTTTATAGCCTCTCGCTCGGTATCTGTCTTGCTTTCCGGTGTCTCACCCAAAAGTGTCTCACTTGCACGAAAGGGGTTGACAGGGCGGCCACAACGCGACCGCCCCGAGGATCACACCGTCTGTCCAATTACGAACTCCATCGACCGCTTCCGCGGCACGGTTCTGCCGTTGAGCTTCCAGGCGATCACGGCCAGCCCGTATTCGTGCCGTCGGTTTGCCGTGGCCCGGCTGATGCCATGTTGCCAGCAGATGCCCTTCCACGCCTCACGATTGGCCCGCGCCCAGAGGATCTGGCCAATGTCCTTGTCCACCCACCGCAGCCACAGCATCGCCTTATCGGCCTGCGTGATCATCCGTGGTGATGGCAGCGGCTTTTTCATCCGCGGTTCTTGGCCCACCTGATCGGCGAAGGTCGAGATATATTCCGGCCAAGCGCTTACGTAACCCTGCGGGCGGACCGGCGGCATGGACCGCATCACCTCGGCCGCGAGTTCAAGCCGATCGGCTACCATGGCGCGTGTCCATTCATCGGCCATTGCGCACCTCCCTCACTCCTGGAAGCTTGCCGTAAAGTTTTTCACCCAACTGACGCACCAACTCACGTTCCGGCCAGGTAAGCCGGTGATCATCGACGCTGACTGCCAACACGCCCTGCTCGTGCCAGCCATCGCGCTTGATCTGATCGGGGTCACGGCGTTTGCCGCCGTAACCCTTGGGAGTGAAGGGCATACCCATCAGGCCAGCCCTCCTTGCGTCTCAATCGCCCAGAGCAGGATGGCGACGGCATCCGCCTCGTTGTCATCAGTGGGACTGAAGCCGCGCTTGCGGGCGGCATCGATCATAGCCTGCTTGTTGGCATTGCCCTGGCCGGTCAGAAATTTCTTGATCGTGCCAACTGGTACGCCCTGGTAAGGTACGCCCCGAAGCTCCGCCCAGGTCTCCAGCGTGGCCATGAGGCCCCCATAAACGTGGGCTGCGTCAGTGCCTGCGTGCCGACGCACCTCTTCAAAATAGATTGCTTCGATCGGCCCGGATAGCCTGTCGATCTCGGACAGCCAGTTGGTGAAACGCAGGTAGCGCATGCCACCGCCATCGTAGCGGCCTGGCTTGAAGCTGACAGTGCCGCTGGTGATCAACCCATCAAAGCCACGGAGAGCCCAGCCGGTTGTGGTGCCGAGGTCGAGGGCCAGAATGGTCTTGGCGCCGCCAAAGGTCTCAGGCAGCGTCGGGGTCGAGATCAGTTCTTTTGTGTTCATTGTGAAGGATCACGAATTCGAGTGGGCCTTCGGCTTTGGTCAGGTTGAAAATACCTCACCAGACTGATCGGGACAAGAAAATTCACCGGGTGATCGTCTGTCACCACCTGTCACCACCTCGAGCAAAGGTGGTGACAGAAATAACCATTTAAAAACACCGCTGTCACCACTGTCACCACCTGTCACCACCAAATTCCTTTGTATGTATGAGAGAGCATGAACTTGGTGACTAACACACACATATATGTATAAGGAAAGAAGATGGCCGCCAAAGTGGTGACAGTGGTGACAGTGGTGAAACGATTGTTTTTGCTGAACTTTTTCCGTCACCACTCTTTCAGCAAGATGGTGACAAACGCGAGGTGGTGACAGCCTGAAGCAAAAAAGGCACCCGTCTGGGTGCCCTCGCCGAGGAAACGGGATGATGGCCTGATCAGTGTTCCTGGCGGAGTTCACGCGCCATGCGGATCCGATCAAGCCCCGCTTGCGTCATTAGAACCTCGTACGGCCTGTTTAAGAACAAACCTTCGCGCACCCATCGCACATAGGCCCGCGGCTGACCGACGCCAGTATAGCGGTAAAGATATCCGGCCTGGAACAGGAATAAGAGAAGGTCATCAGGCGGAGCGCCCAGCAAACACGCTGCGCGAGGTATATTCATTCCAGCGTTGAGCCTGTCTTGCGGTACCTCCATTCGCGTCCTTCTCCCGTCCTGCATTGATACCTCTCCCAGTTTCTGGATTTCAGCCAAGCCCCAACGCGCATCTGGTCCAACTTGGTCCACTTCGCTGGCTCGATAGAAAGTGCGCCTTGAAGGATTTCTCCGACCGAAACGTCCCGGAGCGGTTCCAATCGTTCAAATTCCTCCTCCTGCCAGTCATCGACACCAGCGTAGCCACGATTTATGGGCCGATTTTCATGGCTCAGCCAACGGTCTATCACCCCGTCCCAAGCATCAGATTGGTACCGTTTGTCCTGCTCCTCTTTCGCGGCCTTGATGAGCGCCTTGTCCTCGATCCACCAGATGGCGCGGTCCTTGAACCGCGCCAACGCTTCGGCCCAGAGCTGGTCGCGGTCGCGGCGGAGCGCCTCGATATCGATCTCGCCGCAGCGGATCGGCCAGAAACGGCGATTGCCAGTCTCATCGCGCAGATAGGTATCCGGGTTCACCGTTCCGGCAAAGACGCATTGGCGTTTGATCTCGACCGTGTGGCGGCCATAGGGCGGCCGGAACCGGTCCGTGGTCCGGGTCAGGAACGCTTTGATGCGCGAGACCTCGGCGCGGCCGATGGCATCGAGTTCCGCGATTTCGACGATCCAAACGCCCTGCATGTGGATGGCCGCGTCCTTCGATCCGAGGTCTGGCAACTCGTCCGTAAACCAATCCTCGCCTGCCAGTATTTTCAGCGCGGTCGATTTTCGCGCGCCTTGCTCACCCTCGAGGATCAACATGTGGTCCGCCTTCACACCGGGCCGATAGATGCGCGCTATGGCTGATATCAGCCACAGGCTTCCCATGGCATGGGTCAAATCCGTGGGCGCGGCACCCAGGTAGCGGCTGGCCCAGGTCTCGATACGGGGCGTGCCGTCCCAATGCAGCGAGCCGAGATAGGCGCGCACCGGGTGAATGAAATGTTCGCGGGCAACTGCACCGACCGAGCGGCCAACAACCAGAGGTGCGACATTCACTTCTCGGTGCTGCAGCCATTCAGCCAGCCGGATGTCGTCGCTGTCCTCCCACGGGCGCGGATAGTCCATATCCTGCGCATCCCAAGGCACTGGCTGCAACACGACCAACTCCTGTCGGAATTCATCAAAGGCGATGGTGCCGGCAAAGGCCGGATCGGAACTCAGTGCGATGATGACATTGGCCTCGTTGCGCTCGGGGGTTCCGGAAAGATCAAGTCGCAGACGGTTCGCCCAAGCTGGGCGGGCAGCTGGCTTCATAAGGTCGCCGGCGCTGTTCAAACGGCGGCGAAGAACGCTGAGCTGCTTGTCTAGGATCGACATCGCGATCCCAGTGCGCGCCTTGATCAGCGACAGCACATGGCGTTCTTCCATGGGCTCAAGCCGCGCCTTGACGATGCGCCCCATGAGGGTGCCCAACTCGGTGAGATCGGGCGGATTGGTGAGCGCCTCGGTCGCGTTGGCCAGCGCGTCGGCGGCACGCTCCGGATCTGAGGCAGGTATCGTCGCGCCGCTGTCATCGCGCAAGAGCGTTCCCTCGGGGATAGTTATTTGACTGCCGTAATCCGTTTTCACGGCCCCCCGCAAAAGATCGTCTTTGAAATCATCACCATAGAGCGGAGACACCACCTCGTTTGGGATGTCCGCCATGTTCAACCGGTCTGACAATGTGGCGGCCGCCTGACGCCCCACCTCGCCAGCATCAGCAAAGATCGTGACGCGGCGTATGCCCTCAGGCCATTTGAACCGTGCCATGCCGTCAGCCGACAAGGCCGCCCACACAGGTGTTCCGAATAATGCCTGCGCCGCGAGCGCCGTCTCGATCCCTTCCGCCACACCCAGATGGCCATCTTCAGGCATTGGAAAGAGCCGGACGGCCGCCTCTGCGATAGTGCCCAGCATCTTCTTGCCCGCCGGTGCCTTGCCGCTTCCGTCGTCCATGAGGAAGGTGCGATGGATGCCGCCGACGGGATCGCCATTTGCCAGGCGCGGGATCGCGACCATGCCAGGCCAACCACGGCGACTGTCGTAATCCGTGAGGTCAGGGTGAAAAAGAAGGTCCGACGCGTTCGGATCGCGAAGCCGCCGCGACTGCAGATACGTGTCAGCCTGGCTGCCCGGCAAGGGCGCACATTCGTCCAGGATGCGACGGATTTCCAGGCTGTGATCAGGGCGCGCTGGCGCAGCTGGTCGTGTTGGCAGGTTACGCTCCATACGGGCCAGCCGGGCCGCTTCATCAAAGAGGTGCCCTTCGCTCATGCCCGTGGCGTGGTAGATCATATCGATCGGCCCTGCGCGTTCGCCCGTCGCGAAGTCGAAGCCCCAGCCTGCATAGGGCCCATCGAGATGGATGACGCACGAGCCCTCACCGCGAGGACGGCGCCCGGAAAGATCGGCGCAACGCATCGCGCGTTTATCATGGGTCAGCCGAGCCTCCGGGAACAGCGGGGGCAACCAATCGCGAGCCGTGGCCGCGAGCCGCGCCTTGATGGCGGTCAGGTCATGCAGCGCGGCGGGGACGAATACATCGTTGAGATCGATCACGGGCCTTACCTCACGCAAGGAGTACGAGACCGCGCTCAGCGCGGGTGATCGCAGTGTAGAGCCATCGGCGGCGATCGATCTCGCTGCGGCCAAGCCCATCATCCCAGATGATTACGTTCTCCCACTGTGAGCCTTGGGCTTTGTGCGCGGTGATCGCCCAGCCAAACGTTGCTTCAGTCAGATGCTTTTTCTCTTTCCAATCGCGGTCATGGCGGGTGCGATCGAACGCGAGGTGATCCTCGAAATGTCCTTTGTAGATGCGCAGTCGCCCCGGTGTTCCCTTCGGGTCTGGGGCCCCAACGCGCCGGCCATCCTCGTCTGTCACCACAGCTGAGAAGTAGAGGCTGCCCTCATCCACGATATCTTCGAGCGTCAGGAACATGCCATTGATCAACCCGAGGTCATTCCGGTTCTTCAGGCAGATAATCTTCTCGGCGGCCCCTGAGGGTAGGACACAACCGGCCAGACCGGCCGCCCCGCGCATGGCATTGTTCAGCTGTAGCCGCGTCGCGTTCATGCCACAAATGAGCTGCCCGCCCCGCAGCGCCTGATCGGGCGTGATATCGGCCTTGTGCATCTTGGCGACATGGTCGTCATAGCTGCCGAAGCTAATTGGCTGACCCTCGCGCGCCATGGTGGCCAGGCGGATGATGGCGCTCTCGGAGGCCTGTCGGTGGATCTCGGTCAACATCACATCCGGATCGACGTTGGTGAATGCCCCGTCTCCCTTGATGGGTGGGAGCTGACCGGGATCACCCAGCACCAGGATGGGTTTCTTGAAACTCATCAAATCCCGCGCCATTTCCTCACCCACCATGGACACCTCGTCGAGCACGATCAGCCTGGCATCGGCGGCATCGCTTTGGGCATTCAACGCAAAGCGGGGCTTTTTCATCGCGGACAGCGCCTGGCGCATGGCCTCAATTCCAGCTTCCGCCACAGTCCGATCGAACCCGGACAAGGATCTGACGCTGATTTCTGCCTCGCGCACTTTCTGCGCTGCCGCCACGATTTCCTCCTCCGTGGCCTCTGACACAGAATAAATCAGGCTGTGAATGGTGCGCGCGGGCGTGCCTTTTCGGCTCAAGACAAGCGCCGCCTTACCCGTGAACGTAGCGGTGACGACGCCCGGCACGCAGGTGCCGTCTCGGGCGCTCCGGTGTGGCGAAAGGCCCAATTCATCGAGTACGAACTTCAGCACGGTGGATTTTCCGCTTCCTGCGTAGCCAAAAAGCCGGAACACCTGCTGCTCATGGGTTCGAGTTTCAAACCAGGTCTTGATCGCGCGAATGGCGGCCGCCTGACTGTCGGAGGGCGTGAAACTGGTCATGCGGCTGATCCCTTTACGATGTAATCCTTGACGACGCCTCCCTGCTCGGGATCGCCAACCTGGCATTGGCGCACAAAAACACGACGACCGTCTGCGAGCTGCCGCCAATGGCCACGGCGGATATGCCATCGCGGGCTGGCATGGGTGCCGCCCTGAGGCGCGATTTTCTCACGCAGCCGTGCCGGATCGATCGTGATTTGATGCCAGGTCCAGCCGCGCACGCCCGCCTTCGAATATTTGCGGCGCAAAGCTGGCATGATGGTTCGCGGCTTCACCTCTGCCACCTGAGACAGGATGCTCAGGGCCCGCCAGACGATGCCAGTCGCAACCTCGCCGTAAATGGTGACCTCCTCCTCGCCCAGCCTTGGGTTCGGGTATCCTTCGGCCAACCCGGGTTCGGAGAATACGGCGTGGATCAGGCAATCCGTCCATTTTCGCTTGCGCTGGTCCTTAAAGAAGAAGGCTGCTTCGACGCGATCGTTAAACTGACGTGCGTAGACCAACAGTGAGGCGCGTTGCGGTGCCCGGTCCTTGACCTCAAAGACGACGCAAGGGTGCGGCAGCCGAAGCGGTCCGGCAATAATTTGCGCGCGCAGTGCACCGACTTCGTCGCTGTCGAAGCTTTCCTGATCGTCGAAATAATAGACCGGCGCGGTCTCGATGCCTTCAAAGAGAAAACCGAAGGCCGATACCTGCCGAAACCGGCTTGCAATGCGTTTGAATTCGTAGGCCTGAGGGATCATGACTTTGCCCTCCAGCACCGCTGCGCCCAGGCACAGGGTGGATGCCAATGGCCCGCGGCCATGCCCCCCTTGCAGACCACCGAGGTCGGCTCAGCCACTTCGCGCGGCAATACCTCCTGTGCATCCGATGCCCGCACCACGGCGACAGCGCGATCGCTCATCTGTTGGGCAAGTGCCGCATCGAACGGCACCAGTTCCGCGTAAATTTCCATCGTGTCGCGATTGAGAGCGGTGAATAGGGCCGGATTGGGCAGGTCCAGATAGGCCTGGTAGAGCGCGATCTGCGCCGCGTAGACAGGCTTTGAAACGATGACCCCGCGTTTGACCGTGTCCTTCCAACTCGAGGCCCCGAGCGCCTTGGTTTCCCAAAGTGCGGGATAGGTCATCGCAACTGGGCCGCTGACGATGCAGCCATCAATATGGCCCTTGAACCGTCCGCCCAGAGCCGTGAAGCCGAACTGCCGTCCATCGTCACGCTCGGTGCGCAGGTCAAACCCCGCAAGCCGCATCCAGCTGGCCACCATATCCTCGCCGCGATGGCCCGCCTCAAAAATGCGCAGGGTTTTGGGCGCGAAATCCTGACCTTCGTCTTTAGGCACGGCCAGATAATCATACTGTATCTGCCGCAGGCAGGCGCGACCAAGGCCAGAAGAGCTGACATAGCGACGCGGATGCTCGCTGCGCTGGCGGGCGCCAAGGCCAATGTCGATCGCATCGCTGAGAGCTGTGGTGATGTCGGGCGTGGCGCACGAGGTCGTGTATTGCGCGCCGGACCCATGGTTCAGATCAATCATGGGGAATACCTCAAAATGGAATAGGGTCTTCAGGCAGGCGGCCATCGCGTTCCGGCTGTGCGCCCTGGGTCTGCATGCTGTCGATGTAGCCGGTGACCGCTGCTTCAATCAGCTGGTCGATCTCGGCTGCGGTGCGGTCAAAAAACGGGGCCATCAGACCAAGCGCCGTCAATGCTTCCGCAAAATCCTTGCGCGCATCGCGGATGGCCTGTGCCTCACGTGCAGTTTTATCAATCATTCCGTAACTCCTCTTGGCGAGGTCCGCGCCGATGTCCTGGCACCGGAGCGAACAGAATTTGTGGAACGGGAACTGCGACCATTGGAGGCGCAGGCAGAAGCCGAAGCCCCGGGCTTCTCGGCCGCAAACCGCGCAGACGCCTGGGCTCCGCCCGTTCGCGGCTGAAACCCTCCCCCGGAGGGTTTCTGAAACGCCGCTCACCCCATCAGCAGGTTTTCGAGGTCCTGATGTGCCCCCGGGGCCTCCCGTATCTTGTGGGATGCCAGAACGACGAAGCGGCTGATGGCCACCGAGGCCATGGCGTCGAGATCCGTGAGCCGCAGGCTTGCGATGGGCCGGTCCAGTCTTCCGCGGGCCTCGAGCCATTTGCCGATCTCCTTTGCTGCTTCGCGCGTGACATGCGCCTGCCATTCATCCGGGGTCATGGGCTCAGCTGTTCAACCAGGCAGGAGCACCCCCAGGCGTTGCTGCCGATGTGGGCGCGCTAGGCTGTGCTTGCGCGGCCGGGGCCTGATGTGGCGCGTTGGACCAGCCCGTCTGGGCTGGGGCTTGTGCGTTCCAGGCTGCCGGCACCGCCGCTGGTGATTTGCGCGGTGGCGCATTGACCGGCTCGGGCGAGACGGTTTCTCCGCGCATGATCGCGGCGTAGGTGGGCTCATTGGGCAGCACCACATTCGCGATCTTGTTGCTGTCGCGGTAGTTCGGGTTGTCCGGGGCCTCGACCATGATCCGCGCGGCAAATGTGATGCCATCAAGCTGCTTGAGCCCTCCGATCACACGTTTGGCGCGGGCGGCCTCGCTCAAATCATCAGGTTTGAGGCCAAGGGCACTGTCGATCATCGCCCGGAAGGCGCTTTTCGAGATGTTCCAGCCCTTCGATTGGCCCTTTTCATCGAGCTTGCCACCAGCCACGGTGAAGTTCTGCCAGAACTTGCGCCGGGCATAGGGACCCTCAGTCACGGTGAATTCACAGTCGAGCATCTTCGCATCGCTGTGAGGCGAGGCTTTCAGCAGCCCCGCATCCATTTCACTGGCGCCATTTGCACCACCGGGGCGGAGTTTCATCATCACCTTGGCAAAGGTGCCATCGGGAATCAGCTCGCCCATTGGAGCCATTTGCGGACCAGCGTCGTTCAAATCAAAACTCATGGGAGTTGTCCTTTCCTGTTCAGGCTGGGGATAAAGTGGGAGGGGTCAGCGCCGAGCGGCCGTCAATCTTGGCCAGCAGCGCGGCGAGGTCCGGCGGCTCGGTCATGTCGAGACGGCCTGAGCGATCCTTCGCGGGTAGGCCCCAAGGATTGCCGGATTTGCACACGAGGCGACGGTCGGTGGATGTCACATCGAGCGTCCACGCGCCGTCCACATCCTTGCCAAAAAGCTGCATGGAGATGACCTGATCGACGATGCCCGGCAATTCACGACCCGCTTTGGTGCCTTCCATTTGTGGCACCCAAGACGACGCCCCGTACTCATCGGTGACCTTTTCCAGGACGCCAACGAAGATGACGGTCTTGCCACGCGCATGCTGCAGGTGTTTGAGCGCCTGAATGACCTCGCGCCCCAAAAGCCCGTAAGCCCCGCGCACATCCGGCTTTCCAGTCCGGTCTGAAAACGCCTCCGGCTGCTGCTTGGCATAGGCCATGGCCTGGCGCGTCAGATCCGTGATGCTGTCGACGAAAATGATTGAACGCTCTTTGAGAAAGGCCTCCAGCCCAGTTTCGGCGTATTCGCGCTGAACATGGGCATGGTAATCCGCCCCGTAATAACTGCTGGGATGCTGTGCCGGATCAGGACCTCCGATCAGGATCACAAGATCCCGAAAATCGGAAAAACTGCGGATCGGGATGCTGGGCCCGCGCCAGTCCTGCACGGATTTCATGCCAGCCTCGAGATCGAAGCACACCGCCTTGTCTGCAGGTAGTGTCTTGATCAGCGTGGTTTTCCCCACGCCCGGCGGGCCGAATACCGCCAACGACGTCTTGTTTTCAGATGCCGACAATCGTTCGTCGGCGGTGATGATGCGCAATGCCATGGCGCGCTCCTTTGGTTGGGTGAAAAATCAACGACGGCGGGGGGTGACCGGGTGCCGAAGGGGAGCCTGCCCTGCCTTGCGGTCAGGGCGTCCCCGCCGCCGCATTCAGGGGGCTTTGGCCGGCTCGAGCTTGAAGTTGGCCTTGCCAGAGCCGACGGTTCGCGCAGGCTCGAAGCCTTTGCGCCAGGCCTCTGGAAGCGCCCCGTACTTGCGCTCTGATACGGTCAGCTTGGTGTCGATGAACTCAGCCGGGTCCTCGCCGCTGTCGGCAATGTTCCGGGCAATCTGCGCAAGTATCTCCTGGTTCCAGTCGACGCGCTTCGGCAGATCTGCCACCACGGTGTATTCGCCATCAGCGATGCGCACCGTGCCGGTATCCTTGCCGCAGGCACGACGGGCCTCGGCAGCGCGGGAGGCATAGCGCACCTCAAGGGCGGCGTTGAACCGGGCGGTCGCGGCCTTCAACTGCTTGCTTGCATGATCGAGCTCGCCTTGAAGGGCGGCCAGCAACTCAACCGGCATCTGGGCCAAATCGCCAGTGGGCATGTTGAGCATGTCGTCCACGCTCGGGGTGTTTTCGGGATAAGTCATGGGGGGCTCCTTTTCGGGGGATGGGTCAGGCGGCTTCCGCGAGCTGCTTCACGGATGCGGAGGGAACGGCGCCCTTGTGTGGGCGGGCGATGGCTAGGTAGGCGAACCGGTCCGGGCCAAGGCGTTCCTGGACAAGGTGGATGCGACCGAGTTCAGAAAGCCGGTATGCGGTGTTTGCCGTGGCGCGCAGATCCTCGAGCGCGGGTTTGCCGAGCGTCGAGACATTGGGCGTGGTGTCGACCACCAGAAAGCCGCGGTGATAGACAAGGCGTGCGCCAGGCTCGGCGACATCAACCCACGCCATCAGCGTGATTTCTGAAATCGCGATCGAACTGGATGGGATATGCGCGATCATGCGGCGCACCCAACAATAGTCAGGGTCGGAGCTAGCACAGCAGTCTCGATATGCTTGGCTTCAAAGGCCTGGATATCAGTTTGGCGATAGCGCACATGCCGGCCAATCCGGACGAACTGCGGACCACGACCTTCGGCGCGCCAACGTTCCAGGGTGCGCGGCGCAATATTCCAGCGCCGGGACAAGAGCTTCGTGCTCAATAGGGTGTGATCTTGTTCCATGGCGGTCCTCATCGAGTTGATGAGGGCAACTTGCCAAACCCTTGGGTTGGAGGTCGTGGCATGAATGGTCGGTGAACAAAAATAAATTTTGTTGGAAAATCAACACCCACAAATTTTTCGGTCGGAGCTCCAACCCAACACCAACCATTCACCAACCAAGCTCCGACCGAACACCGACCGAATGAGCGCCAAAATCGAATCACGATGAGCGCCGGACACAAAAAAGCCCGCGCGAAGCGGGCCTGTTCAGCGTGTGACTCGGTATCAGGAGCCGACGCGCATCGTCACTACCAAAGCGGGTTCGAGCATGTAATAGCCTCGGCGCCCCGACACGGGATGGACGATATCACGCCATCCGTCGCGACTGGAAAAGAGGTAACTCAGCTTCAACGAGGTCGATCCCGCCGCTTCAAGGATATGCGCGCCGCGCTGCTCTGGATCCCCAGTGATGGCGCAGATGAACAAATAGTTCAAAGCGCGCGCCTGCATGTCGGTGAAGAGATAGTGTGCCCCATTCAAATCAAACGACAAAAATCGATCATAATCATTGGCATGAGGCGCGCCCACAGCCATAATTGTGTCCTCAAACTGAACGCGTTCTGATGCGCGGACGAGCAACGCATCCCGATAAACCACCCAGTCAGCACTTCCGCCTGGCGTCGTCACACTTCCACCATTCAGGGCGAAAGACTTAACCGGGCATGCCTGCTTACGCAAAACGCGCATCGCATCTCTCCGCCCGAGATCAACGACCCCCTCGAAATCGGCGTTGTGCTGGCCGGGGCGATCTTTCCGGTCTGCAATTACGAAGGTGCCATAGATCCGAACCGACAGGGTCAGCTGACCCATCTCCACGACATAGCCCAGCTCGGACTCAGAGATGCCCCAGTCCGCCAAGACCTCCTGTAGGGTGAAATAGTCTCGTGGAATCAACACTGGCGGCAGCCCCCTTTGTTCACATATTGTTCTTATATGTTTGACTGTCCACTTTCAACAGAATAGATATCCAAATTAGTCCACAAAAGGCTGGGGATAACTATGATCGTCACGAACATCGCGCAGCGGCTGAAAGCGCGTGCTTTCCAGCTTGATATGACGCCAGCAGCAGTGGCAGAGGCTTCAGGGCTCAACCGATCCTTCATTTACGACATCATTCGCGGCAAGTCTGTGCGGCCGAGCCGCGCCAAGCTGCAGAAGGTGGCAGACGTCTTGAAAGTCGATGTTGACTGGCTGATCGACGGTGATGGCACGATAGAGGGCGAGGCGCCCAAGATCTATTCTCCGGACACGACCTTCGTCGGCATTTCTGGCGTCAAGGCAAAGGCTTCTGCGGGTGGGGGCACGGTCGTCCATTCCGAGGATGAGCAGGCCAGCAAACTCTATCATTTCCGTTTGTCCTGGATTGAAGACGAGTTGGAAGCAAACCCGAAAAACCTCCGGATTCTGCGCGTCACTGGGGACAGCATGGTGCCCACATTGAATGATGGGGATACGATCCTGGTCGATATGGGGCGCAAGTCGCCCTATCCGCCAGGGCTTTTCGTCTTGCATGACGGCATGGGGCTGATGGCCAAACGGATCGAGCACATTCCGTCCAGCGACCCACCGCGCATTCGTGTCACCTCCGACAACCCTAACTACTCGCCCTATGAATGCGTTCTCGACGAGGTCAATATCATTGGCCGGATTCGCTGGTACGGCCGTCGGGTCTAAGCAGAGCCGCCGACATGTGGCGCCACAAACCGACATGAACCAACAACGCATTGTTTTTGCTTGTTAAACTATCGTGCGGACGACTTCTTGGGATCAAACCTGAGGAGACATCACATGAAGACTGCACCGCTTGGAAGGGCAACAGGGCCCAACCCAATAAACCCTGACCGCATGACCGCCCGAGACCGCCGCGCCGAGCTTTGCAGCTTGCTGGCCCTTGGCCTTACCCGGCTGCATGTGCGCGAGACATCAAAACCATCTGAAAATATTGGAGAAAGTTCGCTACACTTTCTGAGCGACCAGAGCGTTCATGCAACTCCAACTCGAAAGGAAAACGCATGAACAATCATGATCCAATCCCCGCGCGCATCGCCGCGTTGAAAACCACACCAACGCTGTCATTGCGCAAACAATGGGCCGAGTTGTTCGGTACCATGCCACCGCCCTTCAACCGGCGCTACCTAGAAAGCCGCCTGGCTTATCGCATCCAGGAACTGGCCTATGGTGGGCTGAAGCCCGAGACCCTCAAACGGCTGGCGCGGCTGGGCGACGATCTCGATGGTGGAGATCGCCTGAAAAGCCGCATCCGCGCCGATATCAAGCCCATCGCAGGCACAAGGCTGATCCGCGAATGGCAGGGGGTCGATCATGTCGTCACGGTGACGGTCGATGGGTATGAATGGCAAGGGCGCCCGTACAAGTCGCTGTCCGCCATCGCCCGCGCCATCACCGGCACTCGCTGGAATGGCTGGGTCTTCTTTGGCTTGAAGAACTACAGGGGGCGGACATGACCCAAGCGATCCTGCGCAAACTGCGCTGCGCAATCTACACCCGCAAATCCAGCGAAGAAGGGCTTGAGCAGGAATTCAACAGCCTCCACGCCCAGCGTGAAGCCTGCGAGGCCTATATTGCCAGCCAGCGATCCGAAGGCTGGGTGGTGCTCCGCGAACAATATGACGACGGCGGTGTGTCCGGCGGCACGTTGGAACGGCCAGGCCTCAAGGCTCTGATGCAGGACATCGAGGAAGGCCTGGTTGACGTGGTCGTGGTTTACAAGATTGATCGCCTCAGCCGCTCGCTGGCGGATTTTGCCAAGTTGGTTGAGGTGTTCGACCGCACCGGCGTCACCTTTGTGTCTGTCACCCAGCAGTTCAACACGACGACCTCGATGGGGCGGCTGACGTTGAACATTCTGCTCAGCTGCGCCCAGTTCGAGCGAGAGGTGACCGCCGAGCGCATTCGCGACAAGGTCGCGGCCTCACGCCGGAAGGGCATCTGGATGGGGGGTGTGCCACCCTATGGATACCGCGTCGAAAATCGAAAGCTCATAATCGATGAGGAGAAGGCTGAGCATATCCGTTGGATTTTCGCCCGCTTTGTCGAAATCGGCTCCGCGACGGAACTGGCGCGCCAAATCGATCAGCGTGGGCTCTTAACGCCGAATGGAAATCGGATCGACAAGAAGTACCTCTACCGGTTGCTGAACAACCGCGCCTACATCGGTGAGGCGGTCCACAAGGGCGAAAGCTATCCCGGGGAACATGAGGCCATCCTTGACCGCGTTATCTGGGACAAAGTCCATACAATCATGCAGGAGAGCCCCCGCAAGCGGGCGGCCAATACGCGCGCCGAAACGCCCGCGCTGCTCAAGGGGCTGATCTATGGCCCCGACGGGGCGGCCTTCTCACCGACCCATACAAAAAAGCGGGGCAGGCTCTATCGTTACTATGTCAGCCAGTCGATCCTGAAGCATGGGGCAGGATCCTGCCCGATTGGGCGCGTTCCGGCCGCTGAGATCGAAACCGCCGTGATCGACCAGGTCCGCGCGGTGTTTCGTCAACCAGAAATCATCGTCGGCGCGTGGGATGCTGCAAAAAGCCATTGTCGCGACATCACCCTTAATGAGGCACGCAGGGCGCTGCAGCAATTTGATCCGCTGTGGGATGAGCTCTTCCCGGCCGAGCAGGCACGTATCGTCGCCCTGGCCGTTGAGCGGGTCGACATTGGCACCGACGCCATCAACGTGCGGATGCGCATCGATGGTCTGGCGGAGTTGGCTCACGAACTGACGGTCAGCCCTGAGGGTAAGGATGCCGCCGCATGAACAAGAAATCCGCGATCCCCGATACCGTGACCGTCACCATTCCATTCCGCGTGGCCAAGCGCGGCGGTCGCAAAGAGGTGCAGCTTCCGCCCGGTACGCACAATCGCAGTCCAGACTACACGCTGATCAAGGCGGTGGCTCGGGCCTATCGGTGGCGCCAAATCCTTGAGGACGGCGACATGGGAACGATCGCCGAATTGGCGGAGTACGAGAAGATCTCGCCATCTTATCTGACGCGCGTCATGCGGCTCACATTGCTGGCACCGGACATCATCGAAGCGATCCTGGACGGAAACCCACCATCTGTGGGCATGACGGAACTGCTTGATCCGATGACGCACGTTTGGGCCGAGCAGCGGTCGGTGCTTGGTTATGAAGGCAGATAGCGCCCGGCACACCCGTGCCACAAAGCCGTTCCAAGTCGATGATTTGGAAAGGCTTTTTTATTTCCACAAAAGCAAAATGGGCGCTGCGGGATCAAAGATTTAGATGCGAGTCGTCGGGACCGTTCGCGTGACTCGTGTCTGAACCCTTCAAAGCGGGACATTTTTTTGATTCAGTTCCAGCAAGTTATTGAAACCGTATTGAAAAATGTGTGGTCAACAGGTCCGGAGAATGTGGGGGCGAGAGAGCGGGATTGTGGGGCAAGATGGGGCCTGACAGCGTTTTACACCGAACGGTGCTGACGCTATAACCTTCAAATATAACGGGATTTTTTGGGCCACAGCCCGTTTGGAGAAGGGTTCCAAAAGACTGGGTGGCGGAGTCGAAGGGATTCGAACCCTCGATACCGTCGCCGGTATACTCCCTTAGCAGGGGAGCGCCTTCGACCACTCGGCCACGACTCCGCGAACGAATGTACGCGGCTTTTATGAT